GGAGAGGAACATACATATCTAATGAAAGAACACTTCTATCAGGCTTTAAATGAAACGGAACATTTGGAAGAGATGGAACTTAGAGAAGGAAATAAATATTGGATTGATCGGTTCTTTGCCAAACACCTTGTTCTACTTTATTATTGGATCATGGTTGTTTATTATCTTGTTGATCCTATGGACGCTTATGATATCAACATGAAGATTGAAATGCATGCGTATGAAACTTATATTAAATATGCTGCATGGCATCCAGAGGACACTAAGATTCAAGAGATAGCACAGGATGAATATGAGCATTCCAAAGAATTGCAAAAAGCTATGCTTATGATTGCATAGATAATACTAATAGTATCCATTAGTTTATGTTATCAACACAATATCGTCTTCGACTTGAAGGCATCTGCAAGTCAATTGCAGCAGGAACTGAGGTAAGTCTAGAAGACATGATATGGGCAGAGAAGTTGGGAAAGGCAAATACAAGTGCCAGAGGAATGATAAAACAAGCAAGAAGAATGAAGACGAATCCGAACGATTCTTTTCTGAATAACTTGAATATAGGAGACTCCGATTCAAGTGGTAAACAAATTAGGGGTTTCAATAGTCCAGATGAAATATATGATTGGTTTAAACCAGATAGATCAGATGATTGGCGACAACGTGATTAATGAAATACAATGTTGATATTGAAGCAGGTAATGCTTTTGTTGAAAGATTAAAATTAAAAGCACCAGGCATTGGTGGGTTCAGTGGTATGTTTGAGGTTCCTCATGGATATAAAGAACCTGTCTTGGTGTCTGGTGCTGATGGTGTTGGTACTAAAATAAAACTAGCAGATTATAGTACCATAGGTATTGATCTTGTTGCTATGTGTGTCAATGATGTCATCTGTTGTGGTGCAAAACCTTTATATTTTTTAGATTATATTTCCACTCCTTGTGTGGATTATAAAGTTGATCTCATAATGGAAGGTATTATGAAAGGATGTGAGATTGCAGGTTGTGAATTATTAGGAGGAGAAACTGCCGAACATGTATCATCTCAAGAGGTTGATCTTGCAGGTTTCTGTACTGGTGTTGTAGAGAAGAAAAAAATAATTGATGGTAGTAATATAAAGAAAGGAGATAAAATTATTGGTATACCCAGTAGTGGAGTTCATAGTAATGGATATACTTTAATAAATGATATTGATTTTTATGATCCACAATTATCAACACCCACAATCATCTATGCAAAACACATAGAGATGTTACTTGATGAGATACCGATTCTTGGTATGGCACATATTACAGGTGGTGGATTAGTAGAGAACATAACCAGAGTTTTACCTGATGGATTAGAACCATATATTGATTGGAATACTTGGACTCATCCAGATATCTTTTTGAAGATTATGGATAAGGGTAAAGTACCATTAGAAGAAATGAAGAGAGTATTTAATATGGGTATTGGTTTTGTTTTGATAGTTCCACCTGAGTGTGATTATGGAACACAGATAGGAGAAGTATATGGAAGTAGTTCATAGTGTAAACATTATGATTCTTATACTCTTGATTTCTGTATCAATTGTGATATACTATATACTGAGATACGATCATTTCTTCCCTAATGACTAAAAAAGAAAAACCTCGTGAGTATGCAAAAGACAGAATGGAATACTTTCGTGAGTTTCATAGGGTGATCGCACCAGTGGTCGTTAAAAAAAAGGATGAATAAGTTAGTAATAATTCCAATATTTTTTCTAACAATGTGTGGCACTGCACCAATAACGGATGATCCTGCACACGCATTTGAATTAGAGATAGAAGAGAGTCAGTGGAATTATGTTTATGATGCGATTGAATATATAAAAAGAGGAGAAAGAGAGAAAACAATGACTGATCCCTCTGTCTCTATAAATAAAGCACTAATGGAGTTTAACAATGGGAGCAATGGTTCCACCGAGCAGAAAGAGCTGCTACAACTTTCGAGTGACGGAGATTAATCGTGTTCTTGACGGGGATACTATTGATGTCACCATTGATCTTGGGTTTGACTTATACAAGAAAGAAAGAGTTAGAGTTGCAGGAGTTGATACGCCAGAGAAGAGAACAAGAGACTTGGAAGAGAAGGCATTGGGAATAGATGCTACTAACTGGTTAAAAGAACAATTAGAAGGAGCAATTGATGGAGATGATGAACTTTCTATACGCACTGAACTTAAAGGTGGGGTTGGTAAGTATGGTAGGTTGCTTGGTTGGTTATATATTGGTGATGCGGAACTATCGTTAAATGAATTAATGATTACTCAAGGATATGCTTGGGAATATGATGGTGGTACAAAACAAAAAGACTTTGAAGAACTACGTGAGATACGTAGATCATTCGGTACACTTATAGAGGAAGACTAATGAAACTCGGAAAAACACTTACTAAAATTAAAGATTGGGATAAAGAAAAAGCAAAGTGGTTTCAAGACAAATTTAATTTGACTGATTATCAAATGCTTTGTATCTCATTTGTTAAAGGATTTATTATTGGAGCTATTCTATTATGATTTTTGCTGTTCTTTCTGACGCTGCTAATGCATATAACACTATTCCTTGGGAAGATGCTATACCATTTCTTGCTATCATCATTGCACTCTATTGGGTCAAGGTAAAAATAGATGCCAGAGCAGGTCTCGGTAAAAAGAAATTAAGACAACTTAAAGAAGTTATTAAAGAAGCAATTAATGAAACTCGTATATAAAATTGGTCTTGGTGTATTAGTTGCGAGTAATCTTTTCTTTGTTGTGATGGCTGCATATGTAAATATCACTAAAGAAGCAAGAGTTAAAGAGAACCGAGAGTACATCAAAAGTGTCATAGAAAAACAAGTTTATCAATCAATACAACTTACTATGCCACCAACGACAGGTAAAGTAAATGTCGGAAATAAATGAGATTAACATTCCGAATGTTGTAATTCCAAAATTTGGAACAAATGAAGTGTGGTTAAATGGCATTCCTTTTGTTCCAAGTAATCATGCACCTGTGTCTCTACAGATTGGTTTTCCAATTGTAGATATGCCTGGTTGTGTAGAGATGCATAAGGATAATAAAGATCACGTATCAAGATTACCTTTCGATCATGACCTTGTAAATCAAGATCCAAAAGGTTCTACAACTCTATGTCCACATGGTCAATATCCATCATACAATGCGATGGACTATCAACCAGAGCAATTAATCATTAAAAAAGAAACTCCACCACCACCTGTTTCACCCCCACCAGAAGTTGAACCACCTACACCTCCCGATACAAGTGATGTTGGTGGAGAAGAAAAAGAAACTCCTTGCCCTGCACCTAATCAACCAAGAGTTGGTGACTTAACACAGAAGGGTGATGAGAGAGTTATAGGACACGAAATACAAAATAATCAATGTGTAGTTTTATATGAACCAACTACTGCTGTTGAAAAATATTTACCTTCTACTAATCAAGCCACAACCACAGCAGCAATAGCCATAGTGGCAACAGCATCTGCTGCTGCAACACCAATATTACTAAGAATTTTTAAACCAGTGATTACAAAATTATGGAAGACGATACAGAAAAAATTAGGTAAGAAAATTGATTCACCTACCCGTGCTGAGATTCAAACAAATAAGTATCGTGAAAAGAAAGGTCTTCCTCCAATCAAGAAAAAGAATTAATCACCACCGATTGATATTTCTTTAAGAGTGCTTGCATCACCAGTTGGTACTATGGTTGGTAATGGTTTATGTTCGATTGTGTGTGTATGATCTGCAACGACACCTGGTGGATTTACTAGCATTACATCTACACATACCTTTGCATATTGTGAATTTGGATGAAACATAATTCCTGCCTTCATCAATTCACCACAGTTCTTTAATCTTGCAATTTCAAAGTCTAATCTTTTATTTGCAGTTTGTTGTTGCATGTATGCAAGATTAGCAGCTGCTGCATCCTTACAAAGTTGTTGTAAGTCTTTATCTAATGGTTTTGACCAAGTAGCAGAGACACCGATTGATAAGGTACTACTATCTTTTTGTCCTGTTCTTGTTGGTTTATAATACAAAATTTCACCTGGATTATCTGGCACATCGTCATTATTTGCGTCAACGTTATTGTATACTGGATCCATATAATAAGATTCATATGGTCTCTTCACAGCGATATTACCTGTGACAAACGGTGTAACGTTCATGGTAGGACCTTGACACTGGATACCATTTCCATAAGTGTTAGTTATATACGGACCCTGTAAAACCTGTATAGCTTGATTGGTCACTGAGCCACTAGAATTTGCGACTGGATTTGCTGTCGCAGAGACACCACCTATATCACTCGCAAATGTAGGTGATGTAGAACCTAACAAACAGATTGAAATCAGTTTGAGAAGGTACTTGTTGTGTTTGTGACGCTTTGGATAGTGGTGGTGCGATTTATTATTGTGTGATTTGTTAAGCCTGGTCCAGAATATGTTTCGGTAAATTGAAAGGCGTCTCCTGGCGTTGTTATCGTGAAGTTTGGTTTGTTGTTGATATCCAAGTTTGTCCATGTTGAAGTCACTCCATTTAATGTATTACTATTTCCTGTTGTTGAAGGAGCAGAAATAGTACTTCCATCGTGTTCGATGTTTGTACCAGTTATCACATATTGATAACCAGTATCATAATTCATTGAATTTATTGTTTCGGTTACTGTACTTGTTGTCTCGGTGTTTGAAGTCATCGAGCCCTGGGTAAAATTAGGCACCACAGGAACAGACATCGCAGTCTGGACATTCGCAAGGACAGACACAACCGCAACCATCACAAGTTTCTTCCTTGTGATTATGCATTTTAATATATTGTTGTGCTGCCAAGTTATCAAGGAAGTCATTTATCATCAGTCAATTGTCAATTCGTTTACAAATTGTCCTGTAGCCACAGTACCAGCTCCACCTGCTGTTAGTGTCACTGCACCAGCAGTTGTGATTGTACCAGCTAAGTCACCAGCAGTACCTGAACCAGTAGATGTCTGATTACTGAAGTTAGATACAGTTCCTGCAGTAGGTGCTGATGTTGCTAATGCGTCACCTTGAGTAAAGGTTTGCGAGAAGCTGAAAGCTGAACCAGCAGTTTTTTGTGTTGCCTCTAAAGATGGAATTGCACCAACACCTGTTGATATGGTTAATGCACCAATACCATCTGATACTGAACTTCCACCATTCGTATATGTGGTATCCACACCAGTTCCTGATACAGAGTATGACGTTCCAATTCTTTCAACCTGAGTTGCAGCTGCTGCGACACTCAACTGCACACTACTTGATAGTTTGTGTGTAATGTCTGCCATGACAGGAGAACTGAACCCCGTTAATAATAATATAGGTAGAAACCTTTTCATTAGTTTACCGATTATTTTCTAGCTCTATTTAGCCTAGTAATATTTACGTATTCTGACATTAAAATATGGGGCTTGACATCTGTATCAACATACACTATATTATATTTGTTGGACGCAACATGGGAGTGACTGAATAAACTTACTGGCAACCGCTGGTTAAGGTGATGAGACACAGGTGGTGCTGCTGATGCGAATCAGAACCGACCTACCAGTCGGGTCTCAGGCAATAACGTATTTACTTACTGTAGTAATGCCCGTTATTTGTTGGTACACAGGAACCCAACCTCCCTCCTTTTTTCTTTTTTATCATGACACCTAAATTAAATTATGCTGCAACCATAGGTTACTTTGCTGCAGCAATATTGACAGGAGGAATGGTATACGTTGGCAATAGCCATCACAGACTTGCAGATAGCAATGAAGCACTGTCAGCAGATATACAATTACTCATTGAGGCATACACTTATGGTGAGAAAGATTGTTATTTGTTAGCACCTAAACCAAACGATTGGCTCATATGGGAAGAAATGCCATACAAAATTAAATCGTAGAATAAACCATGAAAATATTTTTAGATACCGCAGACACACAACTTATCCAAGACGGATATAATACAGGACTTATAGACGGGATTACTACTAATCCAACTCTGATTATGAAGAGTGGTAGAGATCCAGAAGAAGTATATCAAGAACTCATTGACATGGGACTAACCGATGTCAGTATGGAAGTTGTAGGAAATAGAAAAGAAATGTATGAGGAAGGAATAAGATTATCAAAGAAGTTTGGTAAGAATGCAACAATCAAAGTTCCTTGTACTCCTGATGGTCTTGCTGTATGTAAAGAATTATCGAGACAGTTGGTAAGAGTCAATGTAACTCTTATCTTCTCAGTTACACAAGCAATACTATCTGCAAAGGCAGGTGCAACCTATGTGTCACCATTTGTAGGTCGTGTTGATGATAATTCATTCGGTGGTCTATGTCTTATCAAGGACATAGCAAATACATATGCGAAACAGAACTGGAAGAGAACAGAGATACTTGCAGCATCTATTCGTAATGTAAGAGATGTTGGTAGAGCATTTGAGTATGGTGCGAACATCTGTACGATTCCACCAAAGGTCTTTAATGGGATGTATAACCATATATTGACAGATAAAGGGTTAGAACTCTTTGATAATGACTGGAAATCCGTACAAAAGTTAGGGGCTTGACACAATCCCAAAGAAAGTGTATACTAAATATTACTATAACAAAGGACTCGAAAGATCGTAACCCTTTGCGTATGTAAAAAAGATCCCATGTCGGGGGTCTTATCATCCGCAAGGGATTTTTTCTTGCGAGATACTTTAAATTAAACATGTCTATTAAATCAACAATCGCTGCAGTAGCAGCAACTCCTCTTCTCGTATCTGGTGCAGCTTTTGCTGGTCCATATGTGAATTTAGAGGCAACAGGTTCATATCCTGACGGTGCATACACTTCTGGTGGTCTAGAAGCAGTAGTTGGATATGAAGGAGAAACAACAAACGGAATCGGTTGGTATGTTTCTGGTGGTCCTACAGTAACTCACACTGAGTCATCTGACGAGTTCGGTGATGTTGAGTTCATCGGATACCTTGGTGGTTCATACGATAAGTTCTACGGAGAAATCTCTGGAGTAACAAACAACGATGACGTTGATTGGGCTGCTAAAGCTGGTGTTAAGTTCACATTCTAAGTTCTATATACCTTAATAATCAAGACCTCTACATAGTAGGGGTCTTTTTTTATATAATGAATTTACTCAAAAATCCGTTGTTTCAGATTAATATGATATTGATTTGTTCTCTTGTGTTTATAGAGTTGCTACACGTTAATTATCACAGAACAACACCACCTTGTCCTGTACAACAAATGGAAATGGAAGAAGAATGGTGATATATAGTAGAAAGAATATAATAATTGGTATTTGATAAATGGAACCAATAAGGGTCAGATGTCGCTCCTGTAATAAGGAAGTGGAGGGAGTTTCTGGCAAATCAATATGTTGTGGTTGCTCAAACCTCACAACAGTTTATGATGACCGCATATCAGCAAGAGATATGAGTAAGGTTATTATGTT